GAGATATTCTTCCATTGTAATACGTTCTAATTGAAGATCAGTATCGTCACGATTAAGAACAACTTCAAGAACATCTACGGTGCTAGAAGCTAGAGCATAAGCTGTTACACTTGTAGATACAGAAACTGTAGTAGTATTAGCAGTCCAAAGCAGTACACCACGATTCTGCCAATCTTGTAGCAGTAAGTTAATTGAACGTCGAGCAGATTTAGGATCATGTCCTAGTGTCTGTTCACCACCAATCATTTCCATTGCTTCTTGAATAACTTCGTCAATATCCATTGAGAAATTATATGTGCCTGAAGTAGTCATTATTTTTTAAACCTTTCATAAGCATAAGCAAGAAATTCTGCCATAATACCTGTAGCTAATGCTTCGTTTTCTGTTTTATCTTTTTAGTTTTTATCTTTCTTTTCTTAGCTGGTGCTTTAGTAACTTGTTGTGTTATATTAGAACGACCTATAGCCATTAACACCTCCACCGCTTACGTGCTTGACGCAAACGGCTGTTAGGATTTTTAGCAGCTTTAGGAAACTTTTTCATTTGTCCTGCTGATCGTGCACAATATGACTTACGTCGTGCTGCACGTGCTTTAGAAGGTTTCTTTTCAGTTACTGCAGTCTGCAGCTTAGAACCGGGATTTTGCCTACGGTATTTAGCTACACCTTTAGCTGTCATACCAGCACCAGACTTAGTGGGACGTTTATCACCACTCTTGATGCTCATTCCCTTCATGCCTTTACCTGTGCGTTTGCGTACAGCCATTATGTAACTCTCCTAAATCTTTTTGTTTTTTTCGCTATTTTTTTTGGCTGCTTCACGAACTGCTTCCCTGCAGCACTCCCACGCCTCTTTGCTCTTGTGGTCGCTGCATACTCCGCACTCGACATAGCCTTGATAGCCTTTTCTGGAAGATACCTCTCTCCAGTCTTTCCAGAAGGTTTTCCTGATTTGGTCCGCCATTTCTGTTTAGTCCATGCTTTTAGACTGCGCTGTGACTTTTTAAGAGCCACTTCACTTTCCTACAATAGCTTTCGCTACTGCTTTGCAACGTGCAGCAATCGTTTTTAGAATACGTACAGTACTATGTACTAAACAAATTTTACAACTGCAGTTCATTACTTATATCCTCCTCCAGCTTTTTTGTATTCACTGGCTAATAGTTGTGCTTTACGTGCTGACCATTGACCGGGATTACCTCCCTTACTGCCAGCTTTAATCTTTTCAAATAAACGCTTACGCATTGAAGGTTTAGTATAATTACCAGCCTCATTAACTTTAGATTTAGGCTTTGCGGTAGTTTTTCTTGACTTTGTTTTTGGACGTTTTTGCACCATTAGCCTTAGCCTTTCCAGCTTTTCGTAAAGCAATAGCTATTGATTGTTTCTGTGGTTTACCAGCTTTCATTTCTCTACGAATGTTTTCACTGATAGTTTTTTTACTTTTACCTTTTTTTAAAGGCATTATTATTTCATTACCTTTCCACCACCACGAAGAGCAACGCCACAGCCACGTCCAATTTTACCACCTTTTTTATAAGATTTAGTTTTCATTCCTTTAGGTTTTTTATTTAAAAGTTCTTTACGACTTTCTCGTGATAAACCTTTTGTTTGAGGAGCATTAGTAAGTCTTCTTTCAAGAAGAGCCATTCTCTTTCTAATCTTTGGATCAGTTTTTCTAGCATTAAGATTAGAAATTGCCTGTTGCATTTCTCTATTAGTTGGATTATAGCCTTCCATGATTTCACCAGTCTGCATAAGAGTATCGCGTGGGTCACGCTTATCTTTACCTGCTTCTTTGGCAGCATTTGCTTTTCTAGTAGCAGCAGCAGTTCTTGCAGCCCGTGAAGTATCTGCAACATCTTTAGCTTCCATTTCTTTAAGCTGACGTTTTTGTGCTGCAGTAGCCTTTCTTTCACGAACAAGTTTTTCAAGTTGAACTTTTGTTTTTGCCCGTTCTTTCGTACCTTGACTTGTGCTTTCAGCTACAATACCCCTATCGCCAGAAGCTTTACCTTTTGTAATTTTTTCAACACCAGAACGTCTACGTGCTTCAAGTTTACGAGAAGTATCAACTGATCCACCAGTTTCAGGATCAACTCTTGCCCCCTCACTTTCAGAAGAAGGAGTAGTTTTTCCACCTTTAGGTTTATACTTTTTTTTCCTATCTAAAAGTCGTCTTTTAACTAAAGATTGTGCTAATTTTTTATATGCCATTATTTACGTACTCCCATAACGCGACCATAGCCACGCATAGCAGCGCCACAACCACGAGCCTTACCTGAAACTTTACCACCCTTTTTAAGACCAGTTTTACGTAACATTTCTACTAGATCATCTTCAACATCTGATTTAGATTCTACATCATATTTACCACGCATAGCTTCTGATGCTTGCTCACGGCTTAGTCTATATTTAGGTTTTGCTGGACCAGCAGCACCACCACCGGGCTGTACACCCATTTGAGAAGCTTCTCTACCAATACGTGATTCTAGTTCTGCACGAGTTTCACCTGTTTCTTCCTCAACCTTTTTACGAGCCTTGCTTGGTTTCATTATTCGTTTTTTACTAGCTGAAGATACACCCGGTCCTACAACAGTGGTCATAGCATCGTCTGGACGACCACGCATCATTTCCATAAGTTCGTCACGTATCTGTTGACGAGTTTGTTTTGGAGTAGGAGTTTTACGAGCCTTAGTACGTTTAGTAGGTGTTTTAACTTCTGGCTCTTTTAACTTTCTTTTTTTAGCTTTAGCAGCTTTTTTACGAGATGCAGATCGTTTCATAGAATCTTTTGCACCTTTTACAGCTTTATAACCATACTTATCAATAGCTGCTTCTTTACCCTTATCAGCAGCAAACTTAATAATTTCTTTCCAAACAGCCATAATAATATTCCTTAGTATAATCTATTATGTGAACATTTATAAGCGGAAGAAACTTTTCCGCCTTTCTTCTTATATCCCATTTTATTACGAACTTTAGAAGGTAGTTTTCCTAAAGACTTTTTCTTATCTGAAGGAACTTCCATAAGTTTTTTACCAGCTTCAGCTTCCATTTTAGATGTACGATTGGCTGAATCAATAACTTCTTTCATGTTTATTTTAGGCATAGAAGTATAATCTTCTGTCATTCCTTTAGAAATTTTACCACCTTTTTGCATTTTCTTTTTACCGTACATTTATCTCTCCTGTTAATTAGAATTAGGTACTAGATTGTCATCTGCACCTGCAGGACTTGCTGGCGCTTGCATGTCATCTCTACGTGTTCTACGTGCTTGATTACGCTGTAGATCAAGTACTTGACTATATTGTTGTTGATATAGTCCAGCAGTTTGATAATCTTTTTGAAACATTGAAGCTTCAACCATGCAAGCATTAAACAGAAGATCATAACAGAAATCTGTAAAGTAGTTTGTATTGCTTGCTGAAGTAAGTGTAGTAGGTCTAGAAATATAAACAACCTCTCCTGCATATGTAGAGGCTGGTGTTGGTGCAATTACTACTGTTGTACCATTACGTTGTCCATAATAACGTGGCTCTGAAGTTGAAGCACTCACAGGCCAGTAGTCATTAATAAACTCGTCAGTTCTCATAAGAAGATTAATCTTGGAACTATTACTTACAATGTTAATATTTTTAACAATGCGTGTGCCGCTTGGTAGTGTAACTTTATTATTACCACTAGATACAGCAACTGAAGTATAGGTAACTAAACCATAATCATCTAGGTCTTTGACAAGTCTTTCTTCTGCTCTATTCACCATATTTGGAATAAAGTTAAGAAACTCGGTGCTATCATTTTCAGTAGCAGCGATTAGTTCATTGACCAGATAAGTATAGTTAGCCATAGAATACAGCCACCGTAGCAGCAGAAGTAGGAGCAGAAACTCTTACAATACCATTCATATCCATGCCTAGATCAGTAAGATAAATTTCTGAAGCATCATTTGCAGTTGTTAGAGTAAATTTAATATTGTTACCCTTAATGTTTCCATAAGCATCTGTTGATGTACCAGTGATAAGGAAAGTACCTACACCAGTAGCAAATAGAGAACGAATGCGTGTATCGGAAACTGTTACACTTGATGTAACATCTAGAACTACACCGCTACCTACAACATATCCTTCGCGAAGAGTTGTTGTCATGTCAGCCTCTCATAAATGAGTATTAATACTTTTTGTATTATAACACTATCTTTGAAAATAAAAAAGGCAAAGGAGTGTAAAGAATTTCTTCTCTACACCCCCTTGCCATTAGGCTAGTTCAACAGATTCTTAGGAGGAACCTGAAGCACCATAGAAGCCCCGCCAATCGGACCAGCCAAAGCTGTACCGTTCACGAGCCTTGAACCGGAGATTGCCTGTATCAAAATCTGGTTCCATCTTTGTTGCAAGTGGTGCACGAACAAACATCTTTGTACCATTAGGAACATCAGTCTTAATGTACCAAGCGTTTGTATCGGTGAACCGACGATTAACAAAGAAACCACCGGGAACAAGACCCTGATTACGGATTGAGTTGATCTTGTTCTGGTTGGTTGCGCCGATGGAAGTGTCATTGGGGTTTACACCAATAACAGTTGTCATCTGGCTGTTTAGAATCTGGTCTGCAGTAAATGCTAGATCAGATGGAACGTGTAGTGACTCCGATTAGAATGCCACGATCATCTTTAGTTTTTGAGATTGTAATAAGTGCAGTCTCAAGTGAAGCTTCTGATAGATCGGTAGCACCTAGAGTGTTGGACTGATTACCAGCACCAACAGTTGGGTGTGCGGCTGAGAATAGTGCGGCACCGTCGCCACCAAGATAGGAGGTGCTGAAGCCGTTATTGAAAACGTCTGCAGCTTTAACCTGCTTGGTGTTTGCCATTGCACGGGCTAGACCACGTGCACGTAGCTTGGCAAAGGTGTCATAGAGGTTATCTTCCATAGCTTCTTCAGTGACTGCGAAAGCAAGGGCAACTGTCTCGTGTGTGTACCGAGCAGTATATCCTTCCTGTGCGTCGTCATACTGAACTGCAGCACCTTCACCCTTTACAGGTGCAGTGCCGAAGCCGGTGAATAGAACTTCTTCTTCAAATGCACGATCTGACTGTTCAACTTCGTAAAGTGGTTCATGTTCATTATCCACTTCACCGTATTCCATACCAAATACAGCATTTAGACCGGGAAGAAGTTCTTTTGCAATACTAGAGCGATTAATAGCCATTCTTGTTTACTCCTTCTTCCCTATTAGTTGACTGAAGCGTCAGCAGAAATGTAAGCATCAACATGCTTGAGAATACGTACCTCAAGCTTGGGGAATGCAATTTCTGCAGCAACATCAGCATCGTTGCCCGGTTCATCAACAAAGGCAATAGGACGAAGCATGGCATTACCTGTAGTACGAGTACTAGCATTAATACCAAAGCCTGACTTACCTGTGTAGGTTGAACCAGCACCTAGAGTAACATTAAAGTTCTGTGAGTTAATGTCACC